CTCTCTAGCAGCTACTTGTTCTGCTCCTAGGCTAGACCCAGCAGTACCACTTTGTAGTAACCTACTTAAAAGACCTTCGCCTTCTTTAGCTCTAAAAGGTGCTAGAGCAGCATCAGTTTTAGCAAACCTAGCTTGAGCTGCACTTTCAGGGTCTTTCATATAATCTTCAATAAGTTCCCTCTGTCTATAAGCATCTTGAAGGTTAGCTCCAAAGAGCCCCATCATAGGCTGAGAAGGAGCTAAGACATACTGTTGTAGCTCATCATTCCATACTGCTGAACCTGTAGGGTCAATTACTGTTTTAGGTTTAGAAGCCTCTGTTATTGCTGTGTTAAAATTTTCAGCAGAACTTGTTGCAGCTTTAGTTGCTTTGTTAGCACCATAGAGCTGTAAACCAGCACCTATTACCGCTGTCCAAGGGTTAGCCCCTCCTAAAAAATCAAAAAAACCTGCCATTATCTTATCTCCTTAATTGTATTCATTATCTTCTCCTCCCACCTCTAGAACCTCTTCCGCTTGAAGAACCGCCTGTTCCTGATGTAAATATGTTTGGTGGCACATAGCCAGTTTCATAGTTATCGTTCATACGTTTTTGAGCCGCTGCCGCTTGTCTTGCTTTTTCTGCTGCAGCCGCTTGAGCTTGAGCTTGAGCCTCTGCTTGTGCTTTAGCATCTGCCGCTGCTTTCTTTTCAGCTTCTTTAGCAGCTAAAGCGTCTATTGCTGAAGTATCTCTCATATTAGAAAATATATTAATATCTTCAAGTGGAACAGGAACTGTCATTCCGTTTTCAGTTCTTCCGTATGGACTTACTTGTTCCTGCCCAGTAAATTTATCTTGTATGCCTAACATAGCTTTATAATTATCTAAAGCACTAAATTGTCTCATAGGTTGAAATCTGCTGTCTGCAGAATAATCTTCTAAAGGATAGTTAGTATAACTTCTTATTTGTAATTGGTCGTCAGGAAAAAATTGCGGTATAGGTAATCCGCTTTGTGGTCCAGCCTGTTGAAAATAATTAGAACTACTTGGAGTATTAAATAAATTTTCCGCTCTTTCAAAACCTTTGTTATAATCTCTTTGTGTTTCAGGATAACGCAATCTCCAATCTTGATGAGATATAACCCCTACTCTTTCAGGGTCTAACTGCCCTGTAGCTAAAGCCATTTCTACATTATCTGAGTTATAATTACGCATATTATAATTTTGACTATCATCTAAATAATTCTGCATAGACATAGGCTGAGGACCATACTGAATTGTACTAGGTCCAAAAGGTTGATTTTGCCCTGCCTGAAACATAGGTGGAATTTGTGTAGTGCCACTACCTCCACCAATAGCTGGTTCAGCATCTAATGGTTGTCCAGTAAGCATACTTAATAAAGTTTGAGGTAGACCCATAAGGTCAGCCATTCTTTTCTCATCCCCTGCAATTCCTAATTCAGGACGACCCGGATATGAACCTTCTCCCGGTCCTTCTCCTTCATATTTACCTGTACCGCTTCTCCATTGCATATGGTCTTTTCTGTATGCTGCTTGTGAATCTCCTGCAGCAAGAGCAGACTCAGCGTCATCATACAAACCAAAATACTTTATAGTCTCATCATAAGTTAGGTCTTTACCGTTAGGTCCAGTACCTTGTGGTCCTCTAGGTGCTTGTTGCTCTGGTTGTACGCTAGGTGCTGGCTGTGTAGGCATAAAAGGATTATTAACATTATAATTCATCCACCACGGCATCTCTTGACCACCGCCATACTGAGTTCCATATTGAACTTGACCGAACTGATAAGGATTATAAAAACCACCACCAGTAGCTTGATAAGGATTAAACATACCGCCCTGCTGTTGTGTTTGTCCCATATAACCAGTAGGAGCTCCCCAAGTATTTGTAAAAGACTCTGTAGTATTAGGACCTTCACTTCCGGGTCTTGGTGTTATACCACTATCTAATAAAGGCATACCTGATGAATCATATGTAAACCCTTGCCCTGCTGAAGGAGAGCTAAACATATTCCCTAAGTCCCAACTTGTATTAAAGAAACCAGCCATATTTTTTCCTATGTTAAGTTTTGTGCTATATTACAATACATTTTAGTGCCGTCTGAGACACATCTAACTAAATCTACTTTACCATTACCTGATGTTATTGTAGGATTATGACCACCAATAAATGAGAAGTCTGTACTAAATGCTACATCATAAGCACCAGTATTTTTAATTAAAAAAGAAGCCTCTACACCTGATGTCATATTAGAGACATTAAGTGTGTGGTTTCCTTGTACACTCACTACAAATACATTAGAGTTTAACAGGTTAGCTGTCTGTGTAGAAGCTAGTGTTATAGTCTCAGAAGCCGTAGGATGAGCTTTAGTGAACGTTTGTGGTGTAGCTAGGGTAACTATCTCCTCACCGCCAATCGTGCCTGTAGTAGCCGTTAAGCCATTAACAGTAAAGTTTTCTGATGAATTACCGTTTGCATCTGCCTTAGAATTAAGTGCTGTTCTTACTGCTGTAAATTCAGTATTAAAGTCAGCACCTGAGATAACTTTTCCGGGGTCTGTGTCTGCTAAGGCATCTTTTCCAGACCAACCTACCGCTATTGTATAATTACTCATAATATTTTACCTTGTTTAAATAATAATGATAATGATTGTAATGATGCTTTGTAACCTTTAGTTACTCCGTCCCACTCTAATCTTATGTACTTAGCACTACCTGCTAATGGTATAGAACGCTCTTTAAATCCGTGTATTGGAGCATACTTAGAAGCTGCTGGATGTGTCGCTGAATTATGTGTATGTCCAGTAAGTGGTCCATACTTAGAAAATGTAGCTCCCCAGTATGATGGCTCACCGCTTAGTGTAGGATTAAGTTTAAATGTTGGTGATATTTTAGGTGTCATTTCAAAGTCTTTATACAACCTAATACCTACATCTGTTCCTTGACCTCCTGATACAAGCATAACTAATCTTTTAAGAATAGATGATTGTACGCCTTCTCCTAAATCAATCCATACCGTAGAAAAAGAAACTGTATAGCTATTATAAGTATAAGTGCTAGAGCCACTATAATCTACATCATAATAACCTTCATAAGTAGCAACCCTTCCTGCTTGCTGTCCTACTAAAAGCCCGTATGTTTCTGTGTATGCCATACTAGCAGGTTCTCTACTGTCTGCAAAGTCCCACTTAGTTATTCTTGGCGTCTCTTTCTCCGTCTTATATGTAGTGTCAAAGACATATGTAACATTCTTATCTACAAAAGATAAAATATAAAGACCTTCATTTAGCATAAACGCTGACTTAACATTTGTGCTACTATTAATATTAGATATTAGTTCGTCTTTAATTGTTATAGACTTTTCTGTTAGAGGTAGTTTGTCTAACTGTGTAGTTCTAAATAAAGACCTAACACCAGTATCAGACAAGAAATATAAGTCATCTCCAATAGATTGTATAGAGTCTCTAGATACACATCCTATTCCTCTAATAACCTCGTCTAAAGCTATGTTTCCTATTATGTCAGGACTGTTATAAATAGCAATATTTTCTTTACCAAATATAACTAACTTACCCGCAAAAGAGTGTATAGCTACAATAGTATCTTGACCCCATACAGACTTTAAGTCTATAAAGCCTCCATCAGCACCCCACTTATGTCCATCTAATAATTTAGAATAATATAAGACATCATCTTCTTCAGTAATGCCGCCAGCCCATACTCTACCATAAAAACCTAACATACAGCTAGGGTCAAACGTAGTTACACCTGAAGGTGCTTGATAACCACTTGTATCTTTTAATTTAGCCCAAGATGAATTATCATAATATAATGGGTCTTCATCAAACTGAGCAGCATATAGATGAGTATTAAAGTTTGTAAACTGCCAATCAGAAGAAGCTGCACCTGTGGCAAAAGACCCTGTCCAAGCATTATCTTTATCAGACAAATCAACAATATACATATTAGTGCCGACACCAGCAAATATCTTATTTGTTGTGCCATTATAATGTTCTGTTATAGAACCTATCTTAGCACCACCAGTTAATGTACCTTGCTTTAATCCTTTACGGAATGTAACTTTACCGCCTTCTGTATAAACAACATTGTCTGCTTTAGTAAACCAGTTAGGTGTTAGAGCAGTTGGTGTTGTCTGCGTATCTATACCATTAATACCAATAGTATCTAAAGGTACAGCATTAATTTGCTTAGATTCTAGTGCCATATTATACTACTACCCAATCCCTTTCATATTCCATATTGCCAGCATCTAATTGAACTGCAATGTTTAAAGAGTCTCTAGCTTCTGCTGCAACAGCACTAGATATACTTCCTCCGTCTTCACCTCTTTCTGCTATAGCTCTAGCCCAAGCCCCAAGAATTACAGGCTGTGAAGGAACTCTTAATACTTGTGATGCTGTTTTTAATTCTTTTTGAGCACCTACAATATTAACTGAGATTGTTTGCACAGAATCAGGAACAGGATAAAAATCAATATTAAAGTCTGGCTCTCTGTTTGTACCTGCTTGTGAGATACCATTAAAGGCATAATAAGCAGGTTTACCAGTAGACGCACTAGTCAGAGGAAACACTTGCTCATTAATCCAATCATTAGGTACTTGTTCTAACACTTGTCCAGTATCTTGACATATAACGTCTAACACTTTAAAAGACACACCCGCACCTTTAGTAGCATCACCTAGTGTATATTGCATATTGCCTAAAGATGTTTTAACATTAAATGTCTCTCTTAAGGCATTCCAATCGTGATAAGACTCTACATTCTTTTTAGAATCATTAACTAACTCCCCAATTAACTTCTGATAATCTGAGATAGTTACAGAATCATATAAGTTACCTGACCAATCAGAGTCTATAGTATCCTCTCTTAGTCTTCTTAAAACGCTGTTAATAATTTCTTTATAAGTCATTTACTTTCCTTTTGCTAGTTGTGCTCCAAAGTAGAACTCAATAATCATAGTAGCCCATCCAAAGATTTCATCCATCTTTAAAACTGAACCTGCTTGTATTTGTACATACTCTATTACATCTGGTGTAAATTGAATACCAAAGAAATTAAATCCTTCTATAGTATTAGGTATTACTGTTGGCACATTAAAGAACACCGGTGCTACTTGTGTAAATATAATTAATGCTAGTATGACAAATATAATAACTCGTCTGTTAAGGGCAGCCATAGGGCTCTCTTTGTCTGCTCTATCTCTAGCTTGATTGATAGAATCATTACGCACTTGTAGATTCTGTATCATTAACTTTTGATTTTCTGCTGCTGCTTGACTCTTAAGTGCAAACANNTTAGCNACAAAGCCTAAAGCTATTGGTGCTACATTNGTTAAAAATCCTATCATANTGCTAACCTCATTGCTTCAATAATTCCTATTTCGGTAATAAAATACCAACCTAACGCTCCATATACAGCCCATTTAATTTGCATCAAAGAAGTGTTTATTTTTTGTATACATAAATTAGTATCATCAATTTTACTAAATAGTTTAGCTATTTGTCCAGAGTGTTTGTCTAATTGCAATTGCATACGATTAATATTCTCTTCCATATTTATCCTTTCTTAGCTGCATTTCTTTTACTTATGGCTTTGCCTTTTCTAATTGCATCGGCTTTGCTAGAAGCACCCCAAGCATTTAAAGATTTTAACAAAGGAGTCTTTTTACCATTTTTATACTGAGGTCCTGATGCTGCACCCATACGTTGTAAGAACGCAGCCCTTCTTGGATTATCTCCTGTTTTTACCGGTGCACCCATTACTTCTTCCTACTCTTTTTCTTTGCTGGTGGTCTTCCTCTTTTCTTTCCGTAAGTTCCTTTTCCGTATGGCATAGTAGCTCCTTAGTTTGCTAGTGGGTTATCTAATGATTCTTGTATCCGTTTATTTATATCTT